AGCGCCCAAGGTCGCACGACCGCAAGCCCCGGCTCCCAAGCGTGAGAACCAAGCCGCGTTTGACCGTCTCAAGAAGAGCGGACGCGCCGAAGACCTCACCGCATTCCTCTAAATTCTGAAAGGAGCCCATCATGGCTCAACCTACCAATACCCTGGATTCGTACGCCGCTCGTGGCAACCGTGAAGACCTGCAAGACAAGATCTACATGGTCAGCCCGGAGAAAACCCCCGTCTCCAGCGCCATCAAGCGCATCAAGGTGACGAACCGCATCCATGAATGGCAGCGCGACACCCTCGCAACGCCGAACAAGGACAACGCGGTGATCGAAGGCGACGACCGCACCGGCTCGGCCCTGACGGTTACTCAGCGTGTGGCGAACACGACTCAGTTGTTCGACAAGACCGTCATCGTCTCGGAGTCCCAGCGCAAGCACAACAGCGCAGGCCGCTCGGACGAGATGAAGTACCAACTGGCTAAGAAGGCGTTTCCTGAACTGAAGCGCGACTTTGAGGCCGCGATCCTGTCTGACAACGTGGCCGTGCAGGGCAACAGTTCGACCGCTCGCAAGCTGGCTGGCCTGGGTGCTCTGATCTACACGAACTCCAGCCACGGCGGCGCTGGCGCGACTCCTGCTCACACTGCGGGCCTTGCGACGACTGCTCAGACTGCGGGCACCAATCGCGCATTCGCTGAGACGCAACTGAAGACGGTGATGCAGGGCATCTACACCAACAGCGGCGAAATGCCCACGATGGTGTCGCTGACTCCCTCGCACAAAACCGCCTTCTCTGCGTTTACTGGCATCGCCCAGCAGCGCAAGGACGTGAAGGGCAAGGAGCAGGCCATCATCGTCGGCGGTGCTGATGTGTACGTGTCGGACTTCGGCAATCTGACCATCGTTCCGAACTACGTTCAGGCCACAGCGAACGCCAACACGGCCTTCATCCTGAACCCTGAGTACCTGTCGGTCGGTGTGTTCAAGCCGCTGGATTCCGTCCCGCTGGCAAAGACAGGCCACGCCGACAAGGAACTGGCCTCGATGGAGTTCACCCTGATCGTGGAAAGCGAAACCGCGCAGGGCAAGGTCGCCAACCTGACCGCCTAATCACTAGGCTGATAGCCCGCCAGGGGAGACCTTGGCGGGCTTTTTCTTTGGTCAAACCATGTCAATCATTCAAGACGAGTTCGACGCTCAGTTGGGCATCCGAACCAAGGTACACAGGACCGATGACCGGCTGGTTATCGAAAAGGAGTGGGACGCGTCCCCCTTGCTCGAAACGGCTGCTGCTGCACGCGCCATGACTGAAGGCGACCGCTGGGGCGAGATGCGCCACGTTGGTTTCATCCCGATGGCAGAGCTTGCGAAGTTCATGCGCCAGGACGGTGGATTCGATCACTCGCGCTGCATGGCCTGGCTCAAGCAGAACCCGGCCTTTGTGACGTTCTCCAAGGTGCTCAAGTGACGACCTACGCGCAACTCGTTGCCGATGTGAAGGCTTGGATCAAGCGCTCAGACCTTGATGCGCAGATCCCCACCTTCGTGAAGCTGGCAGAAGCCAAGTTCAACCGCGACTTGCGTGTGCGCCAGATGGAAGAGGATCTGACCGGCACGATTGACGCGAGCAACGAGATTGCGCAGCCTGCTGGATTCCTGGCGATCAAGACCGTCTGGCCTGTGGGCTATGAGGCATCGCCGCTGATGCAGCAATCGTTGGACTCGGTGACGGCGACAGGCCGCATCACTGGCGCTCCGACCGTCTATGCCGTCACGAAAGACGCGCTCAGATTCAACGGCTCTGGCTCGATTGCCGGCGTCTATTTCTCCAGCATCCCCGGCCTGCAAGCGAACTCGACCAACTGGCTCGCCACGCTGGCCCCTGATGCGTACCTGTTCGGCACTCTCGCAGAGGCTGCTGTTTACACGATGGAGACGCAGCAGGCCGCGCTGTTTGGCGCTCGCAGCGAGGCGGCCATCCAGCAAGTTCAAAGCACAGACATGCGCGACAGGTTCAACGGCGCACTAGCCGCAAGGAAACGCTAATGCCAGTCGATACCGCACTCCACATTGCCGGGCTTGACCCGACGAACCCGACAGGTGACACCTCACGCAAAGAGGCTGACGACAACTTCCGCCACATCAAAGAAGTCCTGAAGCGGGACTTCGCCAATGTCGCGGGCGCTGTCACTGCATCGCATGCCGAGTTGAATCAACTGGTTGGCGTAACTTCGCCGATTCAGACGCAGATTGACGGGAAGATTTCGGGCACATCCCCTGCGCTGACTGGCATCCCTACGGCACCGACAGCAGCGCCGGGGACGAACAGCACGCAGATCGCAACCATGGCGGCTGTGCTGACGGCGGTGGCGAACGTCAACGCCACTTCTGGCGTTACCGCCTCAGTTAGTCCCTCTGCCTCCTTCTCTCTCACGGACGGGCAGATTGTGGCCGCGACGAACTCAGGCGCTGTCTCTGTCGATGCCAGTTCCGCGCCTGTTCTTGGCGCTGTGCGTGGCGTTCACTTCGACAACGCACGGCTGGATAACACGATCAATTGGGGCTCGCGCTCTGTGATCGGGATGAACGGCGCGACCTTCTCGGGCGTCATGACAGTCGATCAGCCGCTGCCTATCGCGTGGCGCTGGTTTGGCGATTACTGGAGGGCAATCTAATGCCTGGGAATCTCTCTGCGCTTGGTATTGGTGGTGGCGTAAAGCGCATCCAATCAGGCACCGCGCTCGCAGCCGGCACGATCACCATCACAGCGGTGACGGTGGCGAAGTCATTCGTCATCAGTGTGTCGAAAGGCTCTGATGGCTTTGTTGCTGCGCGGGGCAGTATTTCGCTGGCGCAGACCAGCGGCACGCCGATTGGTGGAGGGGGGACCGCTTTTCAAGGTGGGCCTTATCCCAACTTCAGCGGCTCAATCACAGGCGGCACCACCGACCTGACCGTAAAGCAGTACAGCGCCAAGCTGACCAGCTCCACTCAATTGACGGTTGACGGGCCTTGCGAGTGGCAAGTCGTCGAGCACTTCTAAGGACACGACCATGCAATACACCGCACTCATCAACGCATCCGGCCTGTGTGTCAACGCCCTGGCCTCCACATCTGGCGCGATGCTGGTGCCGAAGGCCGGCGAGGTCACCATCGAAATCACGCAGGCGCAGTTCGACGCCAAGCCGGTTGGCAAACAGTGGGACGGCTCTGCATTCGTTGGGGCGCCCCTGACGATCACCAGCAGGCAGGGCAAGCGCGCACTTGTCGCCGCCGACCTGTACCAGCCGGCTCTCACCGCACTCAACGCCATGCCAGATCCAGCCAAGACCCTAGCGCTGATCGACTGGGACGCGCCGACCTGGCAGCGCAGCGACCCGACGCTGGCCGCAATGGCTGGCGCACTGGGGCTGACTGACGCTCAGCTTGACGCGCTCTTCACACAGGCTGCATCACTGTAATGGCACTCGTGACCGTCCCGACCACTGGCGAATTCGGCCTAGTGGCGGATCAGCCTGCGCAGGAACTTCCTGTCAACGCATGGAGTCGCGTGGAGAACGTGCGATTCCGTGGTGGCAGGGCCGAGCGTGTCGGCGGGCATCAGTTGATATTCGATGCGCCCAGCGTCACGCCTTATCACCTCGTCACGTATGAGGTGGCAGGCTCTCGCTTCGTCGTGCATTGCGGCTTGGCTTCTGTGTTCGCTGACAGTGGGACCGCACGCAGCAACATCACCGGCACGGCTCCAACAGGATCTGCGACTGACCGCTGGACAAGCTGTGTCCTGAATGGTGTGCTGGTGCTGAACAACGGCAAGGACACTCCGACATATTGGGCTGGCACCGGGACACTGGCAAGCCTGCCCGGATGGAATTCGGCGTGGAAGTGCCGCAGCATGGGCGCATTCAAGGCCTATCTGGTGGCCTTCGGTATCACGAAGTCGGGCACCGAGTTCCCGCACATGGTCAAGTGGTCGCACTTCGCTGACCCTGGCGCTGTTCCCGCAAGCTGGGACGAAGCCGACGAGACGAAAGAAGCGGGTGAAGTTGACCTGGCCGAGACGACAGACCAGGCGGTGGACATGCTCCCGCTCGGGGATGCGAACATCCTCTACAAGCAGCGCTCGATGTACGCGATGCGCTTTATTGGCGGGACTCAAATCTTCGAGTTCCGCAAGCTGCCGGGTAATTTCGGGATGCTGGCGAAGGGCTGCGCGGTGTCTACGCCGAAGGGCCATGTGGTGCTCGCAAACGGCGACATCGTGATTCATGACGGTGTGAGCGAGCCGCAGAGCATCGTGACTGACCGGCTGAAGGAAACGTTCTTCCAGCTTGAACTGGACGCGGACAACTCCGACAAGTGCTTCGTGGTGGCGAATCCCGCACGCTCTGAGGTGTGGATTTGTTATCCCAAGGTGGGATCGTCGGTTTGCGATGCTGCGCTGGTCTGGAACTGGGACAGCAATACATGGGGCCGGCGCGATCTACCCAACGTCACGCACGCAACCAGCGGCGTCATCACCTACACGGCTGCGGACTCGTTCGACTCGGGCGGGTCTGAGACGTTTGACGATGATTACGCGCTCTTCAATCAAGACGAGTTCGGGCCTACAGAGTCCAGGCTGTTACTCGCATCTACAGCGCCTGCCCTGTATATCGCGGACAGTTCCAGCAGCTTCGCAGGATCTCCGATCTACGCTGTTCTTGATCGCACCGGCCTTGCATTCGATGACGCCGAACTGGTCAAGACCATCCGCTCCATGGTGCCCCGCTTCACCGCGCCTCCCGGCTCCACTCTCTACATCACCTTCGGCTCTTCGATGGACGCTGAAGGCGCGGTGGCTTGGGGTGAGCGCATCCCCTACATCACCGGCACGACTCGCAAGGCCGACAGCTTCGCAACAGGCCGATTTCTGGCCGTTCGCATCGAGTCTGAGGGTGGTCCTAAGTGGTCGCTCAAGAGCTACACGGCAGACATCGTGCCTCGTGGCCTGAACTGACCTTCATCAATCAACGCTAGCCACCTTCGGGCGGCTTTTTCATTGGGGAACCGAAATGCCTAACGCTCTCTATCCGAAGTGGAAAGAAGCAATCTCGCAGAACACCGCGAATAGCTCGCTCACTGGCACGGTGAAGGTCGCACTGGTTGACACCGGCACCTACACCTACAGCGCAGCACATGAGTTCTATTCGTCCGTGTCTGGTGTGGTCGGCACTCCTCAAACCATCGGCTCCAAGACCTACACGAATGGGGTTTTTGATGGCTCTGATGTGACCTTCACCGCAGTCTCTGGCGCATCTGCTGAGGCGCTGGTGCTCTACATCGACACCGGCACGGCGGGCACTTCGCGGCTCGTGGCCTTCATCGACACAAGCGTTACCGGACTGCCTGTCACGCCCAACGGTGGCGACATTTCGATTACGTGGAATGCCTCGGGCATTTTCGCCCTCTAAGCCATGACACCCGCACAGAAAGCAGCGCTTGAGGCGCTCCGTGGCTCTGCGCTCAGTCCTGAGCAGGAGTCGGTCATTGATGGCCTGATCGCACAAGGCAATCACGGCGCAGTCGCGGCTGTACTCAGTGCTGGCCGCACCAAGCTTGCCAGCTATGAGGCAGGCAAGGGCGATGTGCTGAACGTCCTGGGCTTGACGGTCGGCAATGCCTTGCTCGATGTGATCGACTCCGCGCCTGAATTCAGGCACGCCAAGCACCTGCTGGCCGATGGCCGCTTGCGCCTTGACATGCCCTTGACGATGGGCACGCTTGCGTCCCTTGTCGG